AAGTCAGCAAGTTCTGGATGAAGATCTCCTAGACAATGGAAGTCAAGTTTATATTGACCCCATCCATTACCAGGATTTTGTATAAGGAAATTCAACATATCATAATACTCTTCACTAAGAGCCTTGATTTTTCTTCCTTCGTGCTCGTATGTTTCTACTGGAATTTTCACTCCAATCATCTCATCAAATGCACAAGAAGGTAAGTGTATATGTAATTCTCTATAGTTAACATCTTTGATTCTCATCCAATCTTCTTTTTTTAATCCAACTAAAGTTGTATTTAAAAGAACACTATACCCTCTCTCAGCAGCATGTAATATCATATCAGGAGTTTCTGGAGCAAGGAATGGTTCCACGTATCCAGTAAAGTTTAATCCAACATGTAATGGTATAGTACTAAGACATTTTTTAAATGTCTCTAAGGTCATGATAGTATCTTTATCAGCACCTATTCTCTCTCTATATCTTTTAATTAAAGTTGATTGAGGGCAATACTCACATACATTCGAGCACCCAATTCTAGGTGTAATCTCTATGTTATGTTTTAGATTCATTCTTCTATTCTCTCCAGAATAACTTCTTTACCGATTCTATTATACTGAAGATAATCTACACCATTATAAATGGGGTCTTCATCAATTTGATAGTTAGTCCAATCGCCAAAGTAAGGACGATTAACATCAATGATTCCTGCAATAGCATCTATAGAAGATCCTACATCAAGGAACACTGCGTCAGTATACTTCTTCAGCCTATGTAGTAGACCAGACTTAACGTGGCCTATACCAACTAAGAATATTTTAGAAGTAGAATTTTTAAGTTGTTCACCAACCATTTTTTCTGTTGCATCAAGATCATCACAAGCAAACTTCTGAGGAATAGTAATGTAGTCTTCAAACTTTTCAATACCCAAATAATCTTGATACTGTTCTGCTTCTAAAATATTTTCAATAATATTTAATTTAGTATTAGCACCAAGTAAACCTATCTTTCCTGCAAAGGTTTGTAGTAACCATTTGTTAGCAACTAGACCATACCCATACTCTGCAGGGTAATCAATCTTCCTAGCAATTACTTCTTTGAAATTAGCCATGTTCTCTGGATATATTTCACAAGTATAGTAATCACATAGTTGTGCACCTCTTACAAATGCTTCATGATCTATTTCTTCATAAGGTTTTCCTAGAGCTCTCTTACCAGGTGTTGCACTCCCAACAGATTTTTTCTGTAAAAAATAATAATCTCCATCACCGAATTTATAAAACGTTTTACTCTCACCCTTATCTACAAGATCAACTAAGAGAGATTTAAACTCTTCTAATTTTTCTTGAAATTTTGGAAACGCAGTTTTATCACCAAAACAATAATGGGAATCTAAATTTTCAGATCCCTCAATTTTATACATGCTTAGATACATAGTTACTCCCAGAACCTCCACCAAGGTTTTTCTACTTCTACAGGTTGTGGTGCATTGTCTTTAAAATATTGTAAGACCCAGTATACAACATAATCAATATCCTCATCATTCATACCAGGATGACATGGTAAACTAATTAGTTTTTTCCATTCTACATTTGCTACAGGATAATCACGTTGATTCATATCCTTAACAACATTATATAAATGGAGTGGTTTGAAATGCACACTAGTATGTATCTTCTTATCAGCAAGGTAATCTATAAGATCATCACGCACTTCTGGATCTACTTTAGCACAGTAATACTGAACAGTTTCACTATGTGGAGGTGCTTGAATAACATCACCTAACTCTTCATTATATCTCTTCTGTACATGTCTTCTCCATTCTAAATTCTTAGGCAACTTCTTCATTTGCTCCAAACAAATTGCTGCTTGAAGATCAATCATATAACACTTATAACCTAATAGGTCTACTTCATAATCCCAAGAATAGCCAGGCTTTCCTGTTAGACCATCATCCTTTTTAACTCTAGAATATGTACTGGTAATTCCTAACCAAGTCATAGGAACTAACTTATCATATAACTCTTTATCATTTGTAGTAATCATACCACCATCACCACAAGGCATTGTTTTAACTGCTTGGAAAGACCAGACAGCAACATCACCCTTTGTACCTGCACCTTCTGTATAACAACTGTGTGCACAATCTTCTATAATTAATCCATCATAAAACTTACGGATCTCATCTATAGGAGCAGGAACACCTGCCTGATTTACAGCAATGATTGCTTTAGTATTAGGTTTTAAACTCTTCCTTACATCCTCTGGATCTAAACACATTGTAACTGGATCTACATCTACAATATTAGATGTACAATTATTCCATAAAGGAACAACAGCAGTAGTCATAAAAGATATAGTAGGATTAATAATATCACAATCTTTAATTCCAAGTGCTTTCAAAACTAAGTCTTGTCCACTGGTAGCACTATTAACTGCTACAGCATACTTAGCACCCACCATCTCAGCAAACTCTTTTTCAAACTGAGCAACCTTAGGGCCTTTACCCCACCAACCACTTTCAATTGATTCTCTAATAGCATTTACTTCTTCGTCTCCACCAACTGGACGAAGAACAGGTAACATGGTGTCTCTAATTTCCATTTTAATTTAACTTGTAAAGATTATGATCTGTATCATTATTTACTGTACCTAAAATCTCATACTTTTCAGTCATCTTAGGTAGGCCTAATTGATTCCATTTAGGTTCACTTAATATAGCACAGTTTGTAACTTTTGGCAAAACAGTAAACATTTGTTCAACCTCCTCAGGAACATGATCATTTCCATGAAAGAAATTTAAGATTGAAACACATTCAAAAACTGGTTGATCAATGTAACCAAAGAAATCTATAAAGGTTCTAAAGTTTCCAATGTATCCATATTTCTGCTCACCATAGTGATGTTCAAAAGCAGCATCAGATGTTCTCACACAATCTTCTCTAGGATCTACACCTACAGAAAATATATCATTCTTATTACATAGGAAAGAGAAATGATTATTAGCACATCCCATATCCAAATTAGATTTAATATTGTTCTTCTTAAAAAGATCAATTACTTCCATCCAAAAATCATACCTTGTGTGTTTAGCATAAGCATCTTCCTTATAAAAATCAGTAACACCTTCATCATCAAAGTGACCTACACAATTTGCATGCCATCTGATATCTTGATTATTATTATACCATCCATGTGTCTGAATGATATTATCATATGAATAGTCATTGTAACTACTCATCATATTAAAGATAGTGCTCTTTTCCATTAGCAAATATGAAAGTTACTTAAGTCATTTGTTTTACCACTTCGTTCCCATTCATTACGAACGATACCTAGCCAATCAAGTATTTCATATTGTACTTTCTTCTCATGAATAAACTCATAGAGATGTACCTCTGATGAAATATGTTTATCAGAAAGTTCTTGTAATCTATCAGCACTATACTGAGCATACTCTAACATATCAGCAGTCTTCATAGAGAAGTATGTATCATTAAAATTATCTTTATCATTACATCTAACTGCACCATCAAAATATATGTGACAATTTTGTACGACAACTGCACCTTTAGATGCTGCACTTCTTTCAAATGAATAAGGACAAGTCCACATTCTTCTTCCAGTTACATAAGCAATGTTTTCATATTGAGGAAGGTCGTCTTTGAGTTCTGCTAATGCTTCATTCAACATTAATAATTCACCACAACCTTTATTTTTTGTACCTGCATTAGCTTCACTTCCTAATGATATGATTTCTATGTTAGAAAAATATTCTCTTATCTCAGGGTTCTTAATTTCATTAGGATCATCAATAGTATTTTCAACCAATACCATATCATAATTACTAGGCATTATCCTTTCAAGTTGTTGAACTGTCTGATAATATTCCTGTTCTCTATAATCACATATAGATGGTAGAAGTTGTTCAGGCCTAATAGAACAAAATATTAATGCTAAATTTTTCATTTTATATAATCTTGATAAGTTGATTCAATACCGTCACGTAAACTAATAGTAGGTTTCCAACCCATTGATTTAATTTTACTTACATCAAGAACCTTGCGTGGAGTACCATTAGGTTTGGATGTATCCCATTCTATTTCTTTATTTCCAACAACACTACCAACAGTTTCAGCAAGTTCTTTGATAGTTACATCTTCTCCTGTACCTACATTGATTGGTGATGCTTCATTATATTGATTAAGTAAAAGATAAAGTGCTTCTGCTAAATCATCCACATGAAGAAACTCTCTCCTAGCAGAACCATCACCCCATAGAGTAACTTTATCTTCTGCCTCATGGAACTTACGTATCATAGCAGGAAGAACATGTGATTTTTCTAAATCATAGTTATCATTTGGCCCATATAGATTTGTAGGCATTACTGATATAGCATTGAAACCATACTGTTGACGATATGCTTGACACATTTTAATACCTGCAATCTTAGCAGTTGCATATGCATCATTACTAGGTTCTAACGCACCAGTCATTAGTTCTTCTTCTTTGATTGGTTGGTTAGCAAACTTAGGATAGATGCAAGATGAACCTAAGAAGATAAGTTTCTTTGCACCATAACGATAAGCACAATCTATGATGTTAGTTTGAATCATCAAGTTATCATAGATGAAGTGGGCTGGTGATTCACTATTAGCACCTATACCACCTACCTTTGCAGCAGCGAGAAAGACATATTCTGGTTGATTAATTCTAAAGAATTGTTCTACTCTACTTTGAACTGTTAGATCCCAATGAGATGAAGGTGAAGATATAATATTATAAAATCTTTTCTTCTTAAGCATACGGACTATAGCTGATCCTACTAGTCCTGTATTACCTGCAACATAAAATTTACTCTTACTGTCCATAAAGCACCATGTCTTCTATTAATTGATCAAAAGTTATTTTAGGTTCCCAACCTAATTTTTCTTTTGCTTTGGTTGGATCTCCTAATAAAGATTCAACTTCAGCTGGTCTAAAGTATCTAGGGTTGACTTTAATGACCGTTTTCTGGGTGGTTAAATCATAACCAAATTCATCCATTCCCTCACCTCTCCACTCTATTTTAAAACCGAAGAAGGGTGCTACTTTATTAACAAAATCTTTAACAGAGTATTGTTCTCCAGTAGCGATAACATAATCATCTGGTTCATCTTGCTGAAGCATTAACCACATTGCTTCAACATAATCCTTTGCATGACCCCAATCTCTTTTTGCATTAAGATTACCAAGTTCTAATAGACTTTGAAGTCCAACAGATATTTTTGATAGACCTTTTGTAATCTTACGAGTTACAAATGTCTCACCTCTTCTTGGGCTCTCATGGTTAAAAAGAATACCAGTGCTGCAATGCATTCCATATGCTTCACGATAATTTTTAATTATCCAATATCCATATAGTTTAGCAACTCCATATGGAGAACGTGGATGGAAAGGAGTGGTTTCTGTTTGTGGTGTTGCTTGCACAAGACCATAAAGTTCTGATGTAGATGCTTGATATATTCTAACATCTTTCTCCATTCCTAGTGATCTAACTGCTTCAAGAACTCTAAGAGTTCCCATAGCATCTACCTGTCCAGTATATTCTGGTATCTCAAAAGAAACTTTTACATGACTCTGAGCACCTAGATTGTATATCTCTTGCGGTTTAACTTTTTGAATAACACTAATCAAACTAAAAGCATCAGTTAGATCACCAAAATGAAGTTTTAGTTTTGGATAGATATGATCTATTCTATCTGTATTAAGTAATGAAGCACGACGAACAATTCCGTGTACCTCATATCCTTTTTCTAATAGTAGTTCAGCAAGGTAAGAACCATCCTGTCCTGTAATACCTGTTATTAAGGCAACTTTAGTCATACTTTTTACACTCTTCGAAGGAATGGCCTCTCATATCTTTAAGAGAAAGAATAGGATCACCATCAAGTGGCCATTCTATATCTACAGAATTCCACATCAAAGTTCTTTGATGTTGTGGATAATAATAATCAGTACATTTATATTGAAACTCTGCAGTATCACTCAGAGTATAAAACCCATGAGCAAAACCAGGAGGAATCCAAAGTAACTGTTCTGGTCTATCTAATACTATACCAAGAGACTTACCAAATGTCTCGGAATGTTGTCTTATATCAACAAATGCATCATATACAGCACCCTGAGTACAACGAATCAGTTTACCTTGAGGGTGTTCTATTTGATAATGAAGACCTCTTAGTACACCCTTAGAAGACTTTGAATGATTGTCTTGAACAAATTCATAGAAACCAATTTCTTTTTGAATTGCCTGTTCACTATAGGATTCCATAAAGAATCCTCTATCATCTTCAAACCTATCTACAGTGATAAGTAAGACATCAACTAGACTAGTTTCTTCTACTTTCATACCATTGTATTGTTTTTAATAATCCCTCCTCCAGACTATGCTTAGGAGAAAAATTTAACTCAGAGCTTATTTTACCATTACTAATAGAATATCGCAAGTCATGGCCTGGTCTATCATCAACATATTCTATCAAATCCTCACTTGCATTCATCATTTTAATAATAGTCTTTACAAGATCGTTATTTGTAACCTCACATTCTCCACCGATATTATATTTTTCTCCTACCTTACCATTATTAAAGACATTAAGAATACCTTCACAATGATCTTCAACATAAATCCAGTCTCTTATATTCTCACCTACACCATACACAGGTATCTTTTTACCCTCTAATATATTAGTAATTGTTTTAGGAATTAATTTTTCTATATGCTGTCTAGGGCCATAATTATTAGAACAATTAGTAATAGTAGTTGGGAGACCATACGTATTATGATATGCCTGTACAAAATGATCACTTGCTGCTTTAGATGCTGAGTAAGGATTTTGAGGATCGTATGCTGTCATCTCAGTAAAGGATTGATCATACCATTTAAGAGAACCATATACCTCATCAGTAGATATGTGATGAAATCTTTCAACATCATATTTTAATGATAAGTTAAGTAAATTAACAGTTCCATTTATATTAGTACTAATAAACTTTGAGCAATCTTTAATTGAATTATCTACATGACTCTCAGCAGCAAAATGAAAAATAGTTTTTGGTTTATATGTTTTAAAAATATAATCACCATAATGCTCATCTATTATATTTACGTTACAAAATTCAATTGGAAGATCTTTTATATTTTCATAATCTGATGCATAACTCAGATTATCAATGCAAACAATTTTTTCAGAGAATGAATTAACTGCTTGATGTAAAAAATTACTACCTATAAATCCTGCACCACCTGTAACAAAAATAGTCATTAATAATCCTCAATAATACTTTCAAGGTAATCACCATACCCACTCTTAGGATATGCCTTTGCTATTTGATATAGTTCTATACCATTTATCCATCTATTTTTATATGCAACTTCTTCTGGACAGGATACTTTATATGATTGTATTTGTTCACAATTGGCCACAAAATTAGAGGCTAAAAGAAGAGAATCAAATGTACCTGCATCTATCCAAGTCATTGATCTGGTTAGATTCTTTACATTTAATTCGTCAGTTTCCAAATATTTTTTACAGAGATCTATAATCTCAGTCTCTCCTCTGTTAGAAGGTTTTAATTGTTTTGCATATTCAATACATTTATTATCAAAGAAATATATTCCAATCAATGCTCTATTAGATTTTGGATGTTCTGGTTTCTCCTCAATTGATACTACATCCCCTTCATCATAACCATCAAATTCAATCACACCAAATCTTTCTGGATCTTTCACTGGATATGAAAGGATGGTTGCTCCTGTTTCTTTCTGTGCTTCTTGTAGAATAGAATCTAAATTGTTTCCAAATATAATATTATCACCCAATACCATGCATACATTATCGTCACCAATAAAATCTTCTGCAATTACAAATGCTTCTGGTAAACCATTTGGTTTGTCTTGTATCTTATATGTTATGCTTATACCCAGACGCATTCCATTTCCAAGTAGTTTTTTAAATTGATCTACTTGATCTTCATTTGTAATGATAAGTATATCCTTAATACCTGCAATCATTAATGTACATAAAGGATAGTATATGAGAGGTTTATCATATACATTCATCAACTGTTTAGATACTACTAAAGAGGATGGATGAAGACGAGTTCCACTTCCTCCAGCCAAGATAATACCTTTATACATCATGATCTCCCATAATTATCATCAAAACGTTCTATATCATCTTCTTCAAGATAAGCACCACTTTGCACCTCAACGATTCTTAAGGGTATCTTACCACGATTTGATAGTCTATGCTTTGAACCTAATGGTATATATGTGCTCTCATTCTCCTTTATTATAGAGGTTTTTCCGTCCACTTCAACTTGAGCAGTACCCTCTACAACTACCCAATGTTCTGCCCTATGCAAATGTTTCTGTAAAGAAAGACTTGCATTGGGTTTAACTTCTATACGTTTTACTTTATAACGATTACCTTGGTCGATAACTTCATACCAACCCCAAGGTCTTTCTTCTCTCATCTTGCAACATTATCATGTACATAACATGGTACACCTGCAGGGTCTAACCATTTAGTGTATTCAAAATCTTCGATAGCTGTTTTCATTTGCATCCAATTATCACAAAGGTACATGTCTTTGTATCCATTGTAATTATTCCACTTTTGAATACGATAATCTGGGTGTCCATTTTCTAGAAGATCAGGCATCTTTACATACCTGTATGGATCATGCTGATACAGAACTTCAACCATATTAACCTCCGTTTAGATCACATCCAATGGTAGCACCAGTCACCACACCGAGTGGTATTGCCCACCATCTTCCATCACCTCTTGATAATGCTGCACCTGCTGCACCACCTAAGATACCACCTGCAATCTTACCATCAGTACAATCGTTATCATCTACTTCTCTATATTCTTCTACTACTTGTCTTCTTGGTGCTGTTGTCTTACGATCACTTACACTACATGGAAACTCAATAGTTTCTTTCCATGAATGAACAAAGCCAGGATCGTTTTCAGTACCTGGTACATATTCTTCTCGGTATTCTGTTCTATAACAAGTTTTAGTTCTAGAATAACCTGCTTGTTGTTCGTCAGGTCTTTCTGCAAGTACTGAAACAGGTGTGAGTGCTATAATTGATGCAAGTAAAATTTTCATAATGTTCCTGTAATGTCTTCTTCTATACAACTTAATACTTCATTGTAATCAGCATCTGGATCTTCTCCATTAAGTTGTAGTCCTTCACTCTCATAATATCTTCTAACCTTCTTGTAAAGTTTAGGATCTTTTACATCCAGATAGATTTCTTTATTCACAGCAGCACGTAGTGTCTCTATGTTTTTTTTGAATTTTGAGTTGAGAGTCATTGCTCTATAACGGTTTACCCTTCTATTATAGTGGATAACCTTTATCTAGTCAAGCAATTAGTCATAAATTCCGTATGGTGTTAAATCGTATTTTACTATGGGTATACCTTTTTCTTTTTTGTAAGTAGGTTTTCCTATCTTTGCTAAGATATCAGCAGGAATTTTTTTCTTGGTAATATCATAAGGTATGGGTGCGTTATCCACGCATTGCCTAACACATTCCCATTCTTCCTCAGTAAGAGAATAATTAGTCGTCATGATCATCCCAAGGATCTGTTAAGTTTTTATTTGCAAAGAAACCTTTGTATATACCAAACCCTGCTAACAACACAGTAATAACTGCTATTGATATTCCTAGTGTAACATTAGGATCAGCATTATAGTGTGGAATAATTGCATTACATTTAGTCCAAGTACCTGGTAAGGTATAGACTGGTGGACAAGAGAGAAAAATCATAAATTACTTTCTATTAATTACTACATCCCCATCATCATCGTCGTCGTCTTCATCTTCATTCAATTCTTCAATCCTATCTTGTAAGGATTTATGTAAAGGATCTCCTAGATTATGAAGTTCTGGCGAATCTAATTTGAATCTACTACGATCAATTTGATCTGGTTCATCGAATTTTACTACTAATAACTCATCACCGTTCTGGACATCTTCCATTTCGGGATGAGGTTTCTTAGTAACAGTCATCTTATCTATACTAAACGATCCTAAAGGATTTTGTGTTTTAGGTAATGGTTTCGTAACATCTCCATATTCACCCCAAACTCTAAACATCATAATAGAGTATCTTACTGCATAGACTAGTAAGATGACCCAACATATTGCAAAAATAATTTCAGTCCCCGCATTCATTAGATACTAGTTTCATCATCAACCAAAACTTTATGAGCCGTACCCATACCATCATATTTATCTGTATCGTAGAAACCTCCTTTGGTTCCAAAAAACAATGTTAGTCCTACAAAAGGAACACAAGTAACTAACAATGCAATACCTAGTTGATCCATTATCGGTTAAATATTTTTTGAATCGGAACTTGTTTTAGTTTATCAATCACATCAGTCTCTACTCTATCAACAACCTTATCCAATAGGTCAATATCAATCTGCATGAATGGTGGAATGATACCAAGTAGACGAAGTAAACCATCTACAAATAAAGCAAGAGTAGTAAATCCAAGAATCATAGAGATAACCGTTGCGTCTCTATTATGTTTCTTCATTGACTCTTCATCAATTCTTCTTGCTTCAGCAACTGCTATTTTAACTGCATGATCTATCATCCTATCGACTTCTTTTTTAGTATATGCTACTTTACGGATTCTCTCTTCTGACATTTTTGCTCCTACGTCTGAAAGGGGGAACTCTTTAATTAACTCGACCATAGAAGACTGTCCTTTGTCTATTACTTAATAGTATAGCACCTACTTATAGGTTCGTCAATATAAATTATATATCCTTAAGTTATTTCATGCAAGTGTGTTGATGGTCTTTTGCCCATCTTTGCACTTTTATCTTGTTCCATCTGATACATTTTCTGCATCATGTCTTGTTTCTTTTCGATTGCGTCTATCTTTTTTTGAACTTCATCGAGTTCTTTCTTGATATCCATACGTCGTAAAAATTCTTCCCTTATAACCTCCTCACATATTATCAACCAGTGAGTTGTTGGTCTAAGTGATATTATTTATCTAACTTCGAAGTCTAACCTACGAACTTTACGCTTTCTACGATCCTCTTGCCACTGCATATCTTGGTCTGTTAGGCCTTCTTTAACAGTTTTTTTATGTAAGTTTATAAAGACAATATCATCCATATTAACAGCAGATACATTACTACCTCTAATGGTCATCATGTTTGGACAACCACAAGAATAAGTTTTTCCACTATTAGATTCTAACTCTTTACCACACGCACGACACCGTACTTTTATTTTTTCCATCAACAGTTTTTGTTAAGATCCTCAACCATATTTCCACCAATTTCTGCACCTTGATCCATACCTATCATCGTAGCAGCACCAGCAAGTACCCAACCAACAAAAGGAATAGAGGCGATACCAGTATTAGCAACAGCAGCACCAACTGAGGCACCGACCACTCTACCTGTTTGCTTTCCTCCACCGACTGCTTCAATGCAGGCCTCGCTTTTGCTATTGGCGATAGGATTCGCCACACCTCCATTAAGTTGATAAGGTTTTTGTATATGAACATCACCATCCATTGTATATTCTTCGACTATCTCTTTGTTCTCGTTTGCTAGTCCTAAGAATCCACCCTTCTCTTTGATCTTACTAGTTTTATACATTGTCTTTGGATCATTACCAACGTAACTCATTTTATATCCTTCTTTAGTTGCGGATACAACATAAGATGTATAAGGGCCTACAGGTGGTTGTATTATAGGTATCTCAGTATTACCACGTCTTGCAATCATACCTATCATACCAATATGAGAAAGACCAAGTAGTCCACCCGCACTGAGGGCGAACCACTTAGTCCAATTAATATTGCGTTTTATTTTTTTGGGCTTGACTTCAGCACCAAACATTGCTTCATCTTGATCCATAATATTAGCAATTACTAACAGTATATATACTACCAATCATTTTCCACTTGCTCTACAGGACAAGGTGGTGCTGTTCTGTGA